TGTTTCTGTTTCGTTGTATTTAAAATTAGGGGTTAAATCAGGTAAAACTTCTTGCACTTCTTGAGAAATAAATCCTGCTATGTTTGTACCTTCATTTTTATCTTGATCAAGCCAGTCAAACCTTCTAGGTTGAAGACGATTAATTTCTGCAAGACCTGTTTCTAAAGGTTTAATATTAGTTTTAAGTGATGCATCAGAAATAGCAGTAATAGAAGTTGATGTGGCATGAATAGTACCACCCATATCTACATAAAAACGGTATGCTCCTGCTCCTATTGAATAAGTATTCCATGTTGTAGTTGCGTTTGTAGATCCAGATTGAACCGAAGTTACCTGACCTTGCGAAGGACCTGAACCAAGCACACTAAATCCAACAGTTGTTTGGCTAACACTTGTTTGTCCAACCAACAAATTACCACTATTATCGAGACGCATTTTTTCAACGTCTGTAATTTGCCAAATATGTTGTGTTCCGTTGTAAACAATAGTTCGCCAATCAACACCGCTTTGATAGCCCTGTATATATGCAGTATTTGTTCCAGTATTAAACCACATATGCAATCCGTTTGCAGAACCTACGCCAGAACCGCCTGTGATAGTTTGAACACCAGATACTTCCAGTTTTGCACCAGGGCTTGTAGTACCTATACCAACCCTTTGACTTGTATCTATTGTTACCGCAGTAGTCGTGCCGTTAGTTTGTAGCTGAAGTACGCCCGATGTATCAGCCGTGTAAACTAAAGAAGTTGTTGTTGTGGTTCCTGCACTTATTGTTGATGCCATGTTTGTTCCTTAAATTACTACCCAGCGCTGACCAGAGCTGACTGTTACTGATACACCCGTATTCACTGTAACTGGGCCGACTGAAAATGCGTTGTTGCCTGACGCTATCGTATAGCTTGTAGATACGGTTGTACCATTAATCATAAAGCCGTTTGATGAAATTACTTCAGGGGCTGTTAACTCACCTGTACTTGGTTTAAATGTGTACTGCGTATTAGATGTGTAAATCGTAAGCGCTGTTCCGCTTGTGGCATGGGCAAAGAGTGGATAATAAGCCGTTGTAGATGTTGTATCGTTAGATAGCGCTGCTCCGCCAACAGATGCCCAGGCTGATCCGTTGTATCCTTCAAATTGAGTTGTATCTGTATTAAATCTTAGATACCCCGCTACGCCAGTAGGTTCTTGAGCAGTTGTTCCTTTTGGAAGTAAAAGCGCTCCAGTAGTAGGCAATGAAACAATACCTGTTGTAGCTATACTAATTGCCGTTGTAGCTCCTGCATTTCCTACTTTGAACAATATACTATCTGATGTACCAACACCACTTGTAGATTGGAATGTTAAACTAGACGATGCCGTTGTACCGCCATACACCAAAGGCGTGGTAATAGATGTGGTAAACGTAGGAGCAGTAGACAATACTAAAGTTGTTCCAGATCCTGTTGTTGTATTACCTAAAGCAGTTACTGTTCCGCTTGTTGGAAGAGTTAAAGATGTAGTACCAGATACGGTAAGTGTTGTACCAAAGTTACCTGTTATGGTTAATGTACTAGCCGCATTGTTTGCTACACCTGTTCCGCCATTGGCCGCAGATAAAGTTCCCGCCAAAGTAATTGCTCCAGTTGTTCCAGAGCTTGGAGTAAAACCTGTTGTGCCAGCGCTAAACGAAGTAACTCCAATAGTAGATAATGCAGCCCATGAGGGCACACCACTTGAATTGGTTGTCAATACTGAGGAGTTAGCCGTAGCCAATGCCGCCCATGTATTAGCAGAAGATGCGTACAAAAGCGAGTTGATAGCTACCGTTGAGGTAGGGAATGTCGATGTTGTCCAGGCAGGAGTTGTACTTGAACCTGATGCAAGCAACTGTCCCGCCGTAGCAGTTCCAGACAATATACCCAAAGCACTAGCGGTAGAGTAAACAATACCACCGTTACTTGCGGTCAACGTGGCATTAGTTCCACCATAGGTAAGACCTAAAGTACCAAATGTAGGAGCACCTGTTCCGCCTGATATCAGAGCTTGACCTGAAGTACCTGCCGTATTCAATGCCAAGGCTGATGCGCCTGAATAAGCAATTGCTCCAGCAGATGCAGTTAAGTTTGCGTTTGTTCCACCAAGGGCTAAGCTAAGCTGATTCGCCCATGTGGGTACGCTAGATACTGTTGTTAAAACCGCAGCGGCTACAGTAGCAAGACCTGTAATCGTATTAGATGCAGATGAATACAACAACTGATTGATTGTTGTAGTCGCAGGATATGTAGCTGTACTCCAAGACGGTGTAGTGCTCGATCCTGAAAGAATAATCTGGTTCGCCGTAGCAGTGCCAGAAAGAATCTGCATCTGACTGGCATTTGAATAAACTATACCGCCATTGCTTGCCGTTAAGTTGGCATTAGTGCCGCCGTTAGCTAAAGGCAAAATACCTGTTAAGTTTGAAACAACAGAAGAAGTAATCTTGATAAAGTCATTGGCTACTGTGCTCCAGTAAACAACGCACTTCTCTCCGTTGATAACCGTTACACCCGTTGTCGGGCCAGTTGTTCCACGAAGCGTAATTGAATATCCACCCGTTGTAGCATTGTTAACAATGTACATTTTAGATGAATTAGGAGCATTGATATTCCTGTTTGCCGTCCGTGCGCCTGTGCAGAGTAATTGCATATACTGCGCAGTCGTTGAATTGGGCGAAGCAACAATATTAGATCCAGAGCTACTACCATTGGTAATGGTTAAAGTAATGTCTGAATCATTGGTGATATTGTTCGTACCCGCAATAACGGTATCTAAATACTGCGTAATACCAAGCGATACGTCATCACCCCAAGTACCTGATTCAGTACCTGTGACTGGCAAAGCTAAACCGAGTAATGTTGTGTAATTAATAGTCATCTAATTTCCTAAGAGGTAGGAACTTGCGTCCAGGCAGGAGTTTGTGAATTAGGAATCTGCGTCCAATTTGGAGTTTGACTATTGGTTACTGGTGTCCATGTAACAAACATTATGAACTCCTAATCAATGCAGTTGACGAGCTATTACTTGGCATTGTAACTGTAAACGTGTTTGAACAGGTCTTATTTGAACCAAAATCAATTACACAAATAGATGCGTTACTTGCCGTAGCATCATAAACCAAAGCACACCTAGCGGTAAAAGCAGCAGGACTCCAAACCACATTATTCCAATTGATATATGCAATACTGTTAACTGCATCGTAGTTAAAAGCAATGCCCGTCATTAACTTACCGCCAGCCGTATATCCCGTCCCAATGATTTCATTGGTACTGGAATAAGCCGTTGTAGATAAATTAAGATTTGCATTACCGTTATACAAAGCCATGTATATAGAATCTGTAGACAAATTAAATACCCCGCCCGTGTAGAGCTGGTATTTAAAGCTTGTCGTTTGTCCTTGAACTATACTCATGGTACGGGTTGAATCCTAGTTTGCCCAGAACGGTAAGCGTCTTGTCGCTCCAATCCATCTCCCAGGCGTTTTGCAATAGCTAATGCTTCCTTGTACTTATTATCGTAAAAGGCAATTAAATCCTTATCGCCCTTTTGATATGTGTAGGCCTCTACCAAACATCCATACAAAAGGACTGAATCAAAATTATTACCAAGCCAGGACTGTCCTGTTGCGCTTGTGATCGTAGATACGGGTACGGTAAATCCTAGACCTGTGCCACCAAGATATGTATTAGATATGGTCAAAGAATCCCCAACCACATATCCTGTACCGCCTGAAGTTAAAGTAACAGACGTTACTACACCAGCCGTAACAACAACCGATCCATAAGCGTAAGTACCAGTACCACCACTAAAAGGTACGTTGTAATAAGTTCCAGAGACATATCCTGATCCTCCAGAAGTGATAGAACCCAACGCAGTAATTTGAGCCTGAATAATACTGTCAGGGTAATAAAAATAATGTAACTCAGTTGAATATGCTTGATCAGGAGTCGGCCCAAGCATAAAGCTAAGATACAAAGGTGCTGAACTTTGAGGGCCAAATAACGCATAGTGCTTTGGTTTATTTTGATAGCTCGAAGTCGGATAGCACTCACGAATAAAGTTTACATCTTTATTCAATAAATATAAGTAATCCGTTTGGAAAACAATGTTTCCAGATACTGCACCAATGTTATTCTGAGATAAAGTAATCGTAGTGCCACTTACGCTAAGCACTACACATTGATTACCAATGTTTGTACCGCTTACACTTTGTCCTGCAAATATACCCGTGTTGGATGCAACAGTAATGGTATTTGTGCTGACTGAACCAGTGCCAGTAGTTGTCACACTTGAAAATACCGCCAATGAATAAGGAGCTAAAAAATCATTGGGGCAAGACAAGTATGCATTACCAGCAGTCACATTGCCCGTCACATTCTTACGCAAAGACGGAAACAAAATAGAGTTGAAAACCCTTTGCTCCGTTTGCGTAATAAACGTATTCATGTCAACCGTAGGGAATGTATATTCCAAATACGAATTGACTTCGTTGACGAGCTGACTATAGTTCATGCAAGCGGGCCTCTGGACATAATGCCACGCTCAGCAGCACCAGCACCACGCATCTTCTCACCAGAAGTTTTAACTTCATGGTTGTTGCCAATGGACACGGTTCCATTCAAAGGAGTCCAGTTCTTGCGAGTAGGCATCTTTACTTCCAAGCCAATGTGATCAGGCAAGTCACTATCAGAATCAATACTTCTGGTAGTCACTGGCTTGTTCTTCATAGTATGGGGTTTTGCATACTCATCAGCATAGCCATTGGTAATACCCTTGGCTTTAACAATTGCTGGACTGTCTTTCTTGTCAACAGGAAATTTCTTTGCTTTCATATTAGCCTCCACGCTGATAACCAGCTCTTGCTAGATTACGTCCTTCGGCTTTCATGCTGTCTTGATTAACACCAGCTAATCCGCCTTTGGCATACTTCTTAATCTTGCCACCCTTTTTGAGTTTGCTTAGATCAGTTTTCTCGCCTTTGTGTTCTTGTTTATCATGCATACCAAAAGCTTTTTTGATTAGCTTTTTATCTTCTTTAATGTCATCATGCTTAGCCATTTTTAGCTCCTTTAAGATATAGAAATTGTAACTGTACCGACCGCAGTTGTGGTAACTAAATTGTTGGGTGTGAGTAGCGGAGGATTGAACTGACCGTAAAACTCTTGTGACCCACCAATAGGGTTCCAACCCCACTGCGTATCCCTAGAACCGCCTGACGGAAATCCTAAAGAATCTAATCCTGACGTTACATATGTCGTATCTGTTCTTGGCTGACGAACTGCCTGTGGATCATCAACTGGGTACATACCCAATTGAAGTTGTGGATGATCTGGATCCCAGCACTCAGGACACACTTTAAGTTGATAAAGCTTGGTTTTGATGACTTCAAACTTTAACTGTTTTAATTTGTACCTAAAGCCACACCTATCGCACTGGGCAATACTGTACTTGCCAGAAGCGAAACGATTACCCATTACGGACTACCTGATCCAATAAACTGTTGTCTAGGCACAAACCTAATTGCCGCCTTCTCCCTGTCCTCGCCAGCCGCTATGTCAAACTGCTCATCATAAGCTTGCTTGAGCATTTGGATACGAGGCATCAATTCTGGGACTTTCATTGAAATGTGGTACGCCAATCCCGCAGCTACGGCTGGCAAGAATCTGAAGTTCATATCTTGGACATTCGGCCCTGCGCCCGCATCCTGCACACGCCGTAAACGCCAATATGCAAAGGTATATGTAGTAGTTCCGTCTGGTGTTGGCCATACTGTTATCGCTGGTAGTTTAGGAACATAGACCGCAGCACCTATTACATACGACTGTGCCGTGGTATTGTTTTGTGCCCTAAAGCAATTTTGTAAAGTGTTACCAGAAATGTATGAATAATAAATAACTTCACCGCTTACAGAACCTAATTGGATATAGCCATTTGCAGCCAATCCTACGGTGCTAGAAAGCGTTATTGTGGTATCGGTTGCCGCTACTGCTGCCGCCGTTTGAATCGTTGTGGAAGCGGTTTCTCCCGACATCCTTTGTACCCAAACCTGGATAGGACGAGATTGAGTAAGCTTGTTAGGAATAGTCGCATAGGTAGAAACACTGATACGGGTAATAGTCAGATCAGCTTGGTTGGTTGTGCTATTTGCATTTGTACGAACCACATGATCTAACAAATCAATCGTATCTGTTGGCAGTGGATAAGTGTTTAGACCCTGTTGCATGGTAATCACGCCCTGGTCTATTGTCCACATATTGATGCCACGATTCTGCCACTCGATGGTCATCAGGTTCATTGATCTGCGAGCAGTGCGCAAATCATAGCCAGAACGCATTTCACGACCAGCCCTTTCCCAAGCCTCCTCTGCTATTTCAGCGAAGTCAAGGTCAAAGGCTGTCGTGCCTGTAGTAGTTCCAGCATTGATAGACATTATGCACTAGGCTGTTCTACAGCAGGTGAGGCTGATTCGACAGAGGTATCTGCAACAGATTCGTCAGAAGCCACGGCAACAACAGTATTATCAACACTATCATCCACGGAGCTATTTGTTTCAGTATCTTCATCAAATTGTTCATGTGGCACATCATCCATAAATGCTGCTACCGCCTCCTGCGGAGCTTCTTCAATCGCATCTTGAACTGGGTAAATCTGTGCATCCAAGTCATTGATAACTCCTTGCAAATCTTCGCTAATAGCGCCCCAAGAATTAATCTGATGTTGTGCTCTTTGGTTCAATTCATTAAGAATAAAAGCCGCATCTTCTTTGCTAATTTGAATCATTTCTTTTTCCTCGTTTTGGCGGATTTAATAAAGTCTGCTTTTGATGGAGCACCTTTAGATCCTGGCTTGCGCATATGCTCGCCAGAACCCTCTGCTATCCTCTCCTGCTTTGCATGGATGTTGGCATAAAGTCCAGGATGATTAGCCATTCCGCCCTTCTTATACTGCTCAAAGTCAGTATTGTCACGGCGTTTCTTCATCTTTCCTTTGGGCATCTTTGAGGGATTCATATCCCCCATACCACGACTTGCCATCATTTGTGCATCCCCTTTAAGGTTTCTGCTAAACGTGCTCTTTGACCTAGCTTGCCAGGTTTTTTAGCTGCTTTAGCAAGTTTCTTGGCTGGAATCTTTTCACCTTTTGGTACGCCCAACTGCTCATGCAATGCACCAGCTCTTTTGATTGCGTGTTGAATCCATTTTTCAGCCATGATAAATCCTTAAGCTTTACCGCCGTGGCACATGCTTTCCTGATGCTTATGTAAATGCTCAACAACTTCGTGATGCTTTACATGACCAGCAGCATGATGACCATAGTGGTGATGGTGATGAACGTGACCATTGGCTTCATGCTCCTTTAAATGGTGAACCATGTGTTTATGTTCTGTGTGGTGTTCGTGATGTTCGTGTTTCATAATAAATCCTTATTTCTTATGATGAATCTTACCGCCATGCTTTTTAGCATTAACGATTGGGCCGTCACCTACTGTATTACCCTTCATCTTTTCCTGAAGAGCACGAGTATGTCCACGTTCTTGGATAGAGTGTTCGCCGTGTCCTTTATGTCCACCAGCTTTAACTTTTTCCATCTTTTCACCCAATGGGTATTGACCAGGAACATGACCGCCTTTAGCGTAGTGGTGTTTAGCCATTGCTTTACCGCCGTGTTTCAAAGCCTTTTCGCCCATGTCTTTTGTATGTGGCTCATGCATCTCACCGCCCTTATGCATATGCATATGGTGCTCAGCCATCGCCAAATGGTGATGAGCTAAATGCTTATGGTGAGTCTTTGTCAAACCACCATGTGCCATTCCAGGAGCACCCATAGCGCCAGGAGGCATACCACCTGGAGCAGCCATAGGAGCAGGAGCTGCCATAGGCTTTGGACGATTTCTACTTGCTTTCATTAATGCGGACATTGCCATAGCCGCTTTAGGATTCATTGCCATATCACCACCTCTTTTAAAATGTTTGCCTTTATCGGCTTCCGCAAAATCACGACCCACGGATTGTGGAACGTGCACCTTCTTTGCAAAAGCCTTATTATGGGCTATTGCTTCCATAAAGTCATGTTGTTTCTTACTACTACTTGGCATCCTTGTCAGCCTCTTTGACGAATAAGGAGATCAATTTTTTCTTCAAGCTTGTTAAAGCGTTGGTCAATGTGGTCTGTAATTCGATTAACTTCTGCATTGGTGACATATTCACGAGCAATCTCCTCTCTGGTTTTGTTCAACAGAATATCAATTCTTTTGACTTCTGCAAGTTTGTCTTTTACAAAGAAACCAATTATCCCTATGACTAAAGACAATATAGCATTCCATACAACCATCGCATCCATGTTAACACTTCCACTTTCTTAGGCTTTTATTGATGCGGCTATCTGGATCTTTTGCTGTTTCAGATCCAGTTAGCTCCCTCTTCATTCCTTCCATGCGGGCACAAAATGATTTCTTGCGTGATCCGCCTTCGGGTTGAGGAGGCTTGATGTTATGCCCCTCCGCCTTGAGACTGGCTCGACCTTTGGCATTTAATCCACCACTGGGATTCTTGCCTTCTTTACGAGTCCAAGCCCCGCTCATTACGCCATCGCCTCTTGAGCAACTACGTTAACCTGTACTGTAGCACCTGCAGAAGATGTAACCGCAACAGTCAAAATGTCCGCTACGTTACCTCTTACATTTGTTAAAACAGGAAAGAAGTTACCCAAATCAAGCTGTTGCAAACCATTAGGAGGAGTTGAAAATGCATATACAACCTCGCCACCAGTACATTGAATTGCACTTAAATCTTGTTCTGCAAATGAGTTATATGAACCCAACGTATTCAAAGCAACAAAGCTTGCATTTTGCAATGACAACTGATTAGTAGGTGTACTAGAAATCAACTCAACTAAACAAGTTGCAGATGAGTTCAATAGTAATGTTGCAGGTAACAATTGACCACGATCAATCAAACCAATCTGATAGCTATTTCCAGATGCAGGAGCATTAGCTAAAGGTTGTCCAGTTACCACATCACCAAATGTAATTGCACTTGTTGTGTTAGATGTAATACGCCCTGTGTATGGAGATACTGCCGATGCGCCAGACACATAAGAACCAGGAGTAGTAGTACCGAATGTAATTGATGCAGTTGTTGTTGGATTGGTTGCTGGAATAGAAACAGACCAAATACCGTTATAAGTAGTTGGGCTTGATCCAGAAATAATAATTACATCACCTTGCTTTAACCCGTGAGCAGAAGCAAAAGTAATCACAGCAGAGTATTGAGTCAAACCAGCAATGGTTGAGCTTGTAGCCGCAGCAATCGCACTGATGGATGGCAGACTAGCCTGGTAGTACACAAACTTACCAACCCACTGATTTGCAGCCCAATATGTAGCCGTAGGAGTAGATGTCAGTGTTGCACCGCTTACCAATTGAATTGGTAAAACCATTGTTGTGGTTGTTGGAACTTGCTGAATCAACCAAGTCTGCGCCGCATATGTTGTTGTTCCAGTTACAGTTCCAGATACAGTACCTTGGTTTGTGCTTAATTGATAAACACCATTGGCCGCTGGAGCTTGAGCTGAATATTGTCCTGAAGCTTGTACAGTAAATGCCTTGTTTAAAGTAATTGTAGATCCGTTAATCACAGTAATAATTGTGCTATTCGGAACTCCAATTCCTGTAAATATTTGACCTACTGCAAAGTTTGTTCCTGCGGCCAATACAATTACGCTAGAACCAACCGCGCCACCGCTTGCATAAGCTTGGCTGGCTGCCATTGAATAGAATGTATAAGTACCTGCGGCTTGAACTGTTAAGTTATTACTTAAAGTAACTGTAGCAGTAGCAATAGATTCAACAATAGTTCCAGGAGGAACGCCTGTTCCAGTTACATATTGACCTGCTGAAATGCTTGTACCTGCGCTGAGCACAATAGTATTTTGACCTGCTGCACCGCCACTAGCAAATGTAGGAGCAACAACAGATGCATTAAACGCTGTCAATTGAGCTGTAATTGTCGTACCAGAAGTTACACCAGTTCCACTCAGTGTCATGCCTGGTTGGAATGCTCCACTTGCTACGGCTGTTGTTGTCAACAATGTAGATGATGCTGGTGCATAAATAGAATATGTACCTGCTGCCTGGGTAGATAAGTTTGCACTTAAAGTAACGATAGCAGTTGTTGGATATACAACACTTAATCCATCACCTGGATTACTTACAGTTCCGTAGTAAGTTACAGCAGAAATTGTTGTTCCTGTAGCAACACCAGTACCATTAACAACTTGTCCAACCGCCAACAAGTTTGGCTGACCTGTAGATGCGCTTATTGCGTTTGATACTAAGAATTGATTAGTACCAGATGCGCCACTTACGTTGGTGTTACTTTGGAAAGAATAACTTGCCAAAGCTACTGCCGCATTAGAGATTGAATAATTGGTGGATGTTGATGTAGCAACTTGAGTAAATGAACTAAGAGTTACATACTGAGCTGGGTTGTTAGCATTGGCTGGGTTAGTCACTGCATAGCCATGAGCAGAACCAAATGTAACTAAAGCCTGTCCGCTATTGGGCTGACCAACTACAGAAGATATGGCGGGAGTTGCCGCACTGATTGTTAATGTCTGTGGTGATCCGCCAGTACAAGCCGCATTAGTCTGATCAAAAATATCAGATCCAACTGCTCTCATCCTGAATGACATTGCAGGATAACGAACAGAAGATGCAGGAACTGAACGGTTTTGAGTCTTAGCATTATTACCATATGAATAGGTAAATCCACGCTGTTTATCAATTGATCCTTCAATCAATACTGACACACCATAGTGAGTCATTAATGAAGCTACTGCACTACCTGTATCTCTTTGCTCATAGCGTACTGGCAAGTTACCTGTACGGCTCCAAGGAGTAGTTTGTGAACTACCTGTATATGCGCCATTACCTGCGCCAATTTGGTGGAGGATATAAGGCTCGCCGTTAAGAACTACACCCCAACGCAAAGCGCCAGCTCCGTACCATGCGTATTCCATCCATATCATTTGAACCTTAGTCCAGTCCAATGCATCACGGATTTGTTTGTTGCCGTTCCATGTATCTGCTGAAAAAACAGTATCTACTGGTAAACCACCAGAGTCAGAACGAACTACTACGTTCATTGCATATGGATTGGTTGGCGTTGGTGTTCCATACTGCATAAAGAATATGCCGTTGGAATCATCAAAAATACCTACACGCTGATACTGTCCAGTTACAGAAGTACCAAAGTTAACGTTAGATGCCATGTAAAAAGTCTTACCTGGCTGGTATCTATGGTAAGGACGGCTTTGACGAATCGTGATATCGCCTGGAGTATTACCTCCACCAATGTTCATTGATACGCCGCCAAGACCAGGGTTCTGAACTATATAGGCTTGACCTGATACGTTTTGAATAACGTTTTCCCAACGCAGTGGTTGAACGCCGTATTCAAAGTCGGCATCATAGATGTTTTGAGATTGAGATATCTTTAACTTACCAACAACGTCACGCAAACGTTGGGGCGCAATGAACTGCGCTGATCCATCAATACCTTCCCAATCCATCGTAGGAGTTTGCACACCCTGATTTGCAAAACCAATAGCATTACTATTGACATTGCCTGATTTAGAAAAGAAATAATTGCGTAATGACAAACCCATATAAACCCCTAATTAAGCCAAAGAAAGGGGCCGTAGCCCCTACTGATTAGTCGTAGTTACCGTATGGGTAGGTAGTTGCGTTACCAACGTTAACTGATGGGTCATTCTGTACATACTGAATAATGATGTTTAATTTACCAGCATTAACAGAAGTCAAACTTGATACAGTCATAGCCAAGTTAACAACCACTTGTGAGAACCATGTAGGTTGCTGACCAGGTTGTAAGTTCTGTACATCTTGCAATGTAGACTGTGCATTAGCGTACTGAGCAGCAGTAAATGTTGCTGTTGAACGACCAATGCTTGAACCTGTAATGGCTGCAACAGTAGCGTATGTTCCACCAGTTGTTACAAAGTTATTAGCAATGTATGGCTGAATAGATGTTACTGCGTGAGTACCGTCTGTAGGTTGAACAATGTTATCAATAAAGATATTCTGGATGTAAGACTGGTAGGGCAGTAAGAATACTGCGCCACGATAGTTTGTACCAGATGCATCAGCAGTTGGAGCCGTTGCCGCTGTTGGGCCTGTATTTACAAATGCACCAGCTTGTGGTGTGTAAATAGTAGCTTGTGAGTTAGGTAATGTGTTAGATGTAACAAATATACCAGATGCTCCACCGTACCCAGCAGTACCAACAGTAGTGTTGGAAAAGTCTAATAGGCAAGATTGTGATAGTAAAACTGGGCCAACGTTACGTTGTGCGCCAAAACGGTTATCGCCCGATAGAATTGGGCCTTCAAAGGTGGAACGTGCCATTATAAGTTTCCTTATGCAAAAGATACCTTACCGATTGTTGCATCATCTGCTGGGGCAGTGGTGGTAAGGTTAAAACACCCAGATGCGTAGATAATACACGAAATCAAAAATTAATCAAGAAGTTTGTTTGACTTTTTAAGATTTTCTTCCTGCGTAATGACTCTTAAATTCCACGGCACATGGAGGCCGCAAACGTCCGGCGAGATCAGCGGAATGATGTGATCCACCACATATCTTTCACCAGTAATCTTAGTTAACTTTTGGGCCTGTAAATACATCTCACGCATAGCCAGTTTTTGCTCTGCCGTGATCCAAGCCGGAGTAGCATTTCTATGCCGCCTTTTACGAACGCTGGTGAGTGCTTTGTAATATTCTGGATTATTGGCTTTGTGTTTTATTTTGTATTGGTTAACTTCTTCTTTAGGTCTAGCATTAGCCCTAGCCTTTACCGCTTCTTTATTCTTTTCATAGTACCTGCGACCAGCTTCTTTTGCCGCCTCAGACTTTGGCTTTTCTTTCCTCTTCTCATTATCAATCTTCCAGTCTTCCTTCATGCATTCAATGCAAGTGCCTTTAGTTTTGCGTAGTGCTATATGACCACGATTGCATGGCTGTCCGGTAAAGTAATGAGTAGCGCCCGTTTTCTTTGCTTCCGATCTGTTATTTGGGTATTCCATATCAACTCCTGTTATACGATACTGGAAATTATAACACAAAGAAAAAGGGGCCGAAGCCCCTTTGAAAATATTAATTTCTTTAATGAAATCAATAAGTTCCGTAAATACCGAGAGGATCAGACCACCCGAATGAATAACGCTCTCTACTCTTGTAGCGAACGTTCCCTGTATCAAAATCTCCGTCCATTGAATTCTGCAATGGGGTTCTTTCAAAGTGTTTCATACCGTTAGGTACATCGGTTAACAAGAACCAAGCATTAGGCGCTGTCAAGAAGTGATTGATTGTGTATCCTTCTGGGATAGAACCATTGTTCTCG